TTAATAATTCATAATCAGCAATTCTTTTGACTTCGGTTTTTCATTACCTTTACTAAATCTGGTAACTCCGCAGCTATGCTTTACTGCTTCCTTTTCAATAATTCGATATTTTGAATAAAGTTCTCTAATTAAAGGATCTTCATAATAACTAAGAATAAACTTTCCTTTTATCTTTTTTAATAACCGGGCTAACCTGGTGTGATCATCATAAGTAAAGTTTACCCCATTATTCTTATAATAATGTTCAACACCAACATACGGCGGATCAAGATAGAAGATCGTTTTCTTGCCATCATATTTGTTGATTAATTTCTCAAAATCCAAACATTCAATTTGGACACGTTTAAGTCTGGCATTGATATATTCCAATCTTTTAACAAATGGCAGCCACTTACCAGAAATGATTTTATCTGCATTTAAGGCATAACCCCAACTCTGACTATTGCCAGCTGAGAACGTTTGTGCTTTATTTATTGCATAAAACATTCCCTTCTCAACCTCTGCCAAGAATTGATCATCCTGAAGCTTTGCAATTGCCTCACAATACATCTCCCGGGAATGAAGACTCCATTGAGCCCTATGTTCAAACTCTTTGTAATGGTCTCTTATCGCCTTAAACATGCATACAAGATGACTATTCAAATCATTATAGGTTTCAATATGACTTGGTTCTTTTTTGAATAATACCCAACCACCACCGCCGAATACTTCGCAGTATGACATTTTTTGATAGTTGTTAGGAAAGTTGCTGATAATCCAGCTTGCTAGATATGATTTTCCACCGATGTAGGGAATCATAATAATCCTCTTTATAATAATTATTAAATGATTTATTTTTACGTCGGTGTTTTTTTAACTTCGTCCAGGAAGGTAAAACGCTGAAAGGAACGGGATATATCACAAAGCCATCTGGAAGGGGCATTGTGCTGTCTACAAATTAACCTCCCTACATGTCATCGGGACATATCCCTTTAATTTTATATCATAATTTCCATCTATTCAACAGCACAGTTAGAATCGCTGTAATTTGACTATTATTTAAAACCGAATTAAATACCAACACTGTACCCACTTCAATATTAGAAGGGAAAGTTGCATCCCCTCTTGCGCCGATAGTCAAACCACCGGCATTGTTGGTTCCTACACTCCCAGTAATCGCTGTACCTCTATTCAACTGAATTGAACTGCTCGCACCATTTTCAATAGCTGTAAGCACTCCCATAGTTCCTACACTAAAACCAGTTAAACTTTTTTGTGTTCCGCCCGCTATAAAACCAACTTGCGGAGTAGATGGATTCTGATATAATAATACAGATACTCCGGAATAACCGTCCAGCATAGATTTATTATTAGTCCAGGTTGTTTGCCTTACAACAAAAAAAATAGTTTCCGGATAATTCAATGCAATAGATGGAGACTTCAAATAATTGGAGCTGCCATTAAACAATAATGATTTTAAAGATGAAGTAGCTGAGGTATTATCTATATACGTTTGAATAGCTGGCTGATTTGTTGTTGTTGCCTGTACAAGGTCATTGCTATTTGGAATATTATATAATTTACTTACTCCTGTGGCAAGTTTATATCCACAATTAGGATCAACTCCAAATACTAAATTAGTATAACACCCCTGCGTTTTAAGCAAGGCTATTAACTGATCTGTAAAAGCAGCATCTAAAGTTGTACCACCATCTGCTTTAACCCTATTCAAAAATGTCGTTGTTTCTGTCTGTAATATTTTATCATCATCATTTAACAATAACCTTACAGCTTTAGATTGCGCTTGTAAAAGGATAGGAAATAATAGAATGAAAAATAGATGTTTCATTACGCACCTCATTGTATTCTTATAGCTTTAATTCTACAATACACACTTCTGTTTGTTAAGCTATAGTTCGCATAAAAGAATTTTATAAGAGATACATCATAATCTTTAGTAGGAACATATTTTGCTGTTACACCATCACCAGGTACAAGATATTTACCTGTGCTTAAATCAATAAGATTTTGCCAGCTTCCGGCGTACCATCCTTTATTCATATCATACATTAAACCCTGCAGGCTATCTGTAAGGGAGTTTCCCAACGAATCAAATATAGTTGCGTATAAAATGGTTGGAACAAACGGACATTGATAAATAAAAGCTGGAGTAGTGGCATTCAAATAAAACTTAGATGTATCTATCATATATGCGCTTGCTGAAGTTATCGCCTGCATATTCCCTAAATCAGTTTTCATTCTGCCATTAACTGCATTCAACGAATCATTATCGATTTTTATTGACTGGATTATTGAACTAAGCGAATCCACTTGTTTCCTTGATGCAAATTGATTTGCATATAATGGTATAGCCCCATTCCCAAGTATTTGATTAGTTATGGCAGAACTTCTGGCATAATTTCCAGTTGTATCGTTAATAGATTTATTTAATAATTGCAACCTATAATAGTTACCGGTAGTGTCTCCACTTGCAAGTTTAGCCTGAATAAGCGAATCAAGGTGCGATATTATAAGAAGATAATACTGGTCAACAAGTTGGTTTACACTTGTCGAAATACCTTGCGTAGAAACTGTAAACGGAGGCAGTGAGTCTATTTTTGCGTGTATATTTCCGCCGAGAATATATCCAATATCAGCCATTGTATTTGAAGGTGTAATAACCTTTGTAGAAATACCTGTATAAGAGCTAACCACGGTAACAGTACTATCTTGAGTAGTTGCCCAGGTTAAATTTATTGCTAGCAGAACGATGATGAATAATTTTTGCATTTTTTTACCTATTATTTATTTGGGTTTTTAAATCTGAATATATATTTCAAAATATCTTCCACCACAACTTGACCGGCTCTGCTTAGATGGATTGAATCTTTAAAATAGTTAGCGTAAGAAGAGCCGATATTATATCCTGTTCCACTCCCTAAATCTAAAAATCTCTGGTGAATATCAACCGTTGGAATTCCCAACATTCCGCAAACTTTTCTCATTGATGAATAACAAAAAGCATCTGCAGTAACCGGCGAATTCTGCACCGAAGCATCAATGCCCCCAGCCGAAATAATAGGGGAAGAAATTAAAGCTAGAATATCAGCATTTGTATTCGCTTTAATATCAGCGATTAGATTGTATTGGGCTTGCGGGAAATCAGTTGTTTCGGGTCTGTTGAAATTATCAAAAACAACTAAATCGGGATTATCATTCATATAAATGTAATCCTTAATTGAAAATAATCCGTCAGGGCTGAATGCAGAGAAAGCATTATTTATTACTCTGAGACATTTTCCTGTCCAGTATTCCAGTCCCCACAGATTCATCCACCTGGAGGCCGCCTTATTAGTTATAACAACAGTATTTGCACTACTCCCTTCAATTACATAGTCAAAGTGTTTCTGTCCGTTAAAGCTTGTTAAATCAATAGTGGCGATCACCGATCCATTAAGTTTAACCTCAACATTATTTGAAGGGAGAAGATTGTTTCCCTCGCCATCGTTAAAGGTTCCGCTCTTTCTGCCATAACATACCACTGAAAATCCAATCGCTCCGGCAGGTACATTAAAAGTCGCTGCATTGTTCAAGTCTTTTGTAAAAAAATAAACTTTTGTATATGGATATGGCGCATTAGAATAAATAGAAGAGTCAAACGTATCATTCCATCCGCCTAACTGGTCAAGAGCTGAAGAAAATCCGTTACCCGTTCCACAAAACATTCCGGCAACTGAACCGGCAATATATCCCTGTCCGGAATAATGCCAGGTTCCCGATTTTGCAACGCCTGAATTGTCCGCTCTAAGAAATCTCATGTTTCCCCAGGCCTGACTAATTGTATTGTAGAAGGTTGATCCTGGTCCTTCTGGATCTGTTCCCGCCTCAGTCCAAACTCCATAATTCAGAAGCCTCCATAGAGCGCGCCCGAAAGTATTTCCGTATAACCCATTAGGTTCTACGGTCCTGTCTGTTTTCAGATTTACAAAAGTAGGAGGTGTCCATTCAGATACTTGGAAATCTGAAATACTCTGACCCATCAGAATCACATTCAAAACTGTTTGGTCCTGATTAAACCATTTCTTTAAGAATCTATTTATTCCACTAAAGATTGTCCCCGGAGTCGCATATTTTGAAAAATCAGTAAGCGAGTTTATAACATTATCTGCAAGCATAGAAGCCGTAATACTTTTTGCAGCCGGTTGCGAGAACGCATCACAATAACCAATCCAATTATTATCGTCTCCGCGTGCGCCTAGAATTATCATTCCGTCAGTATCTCTTTCGTCTGAATAACTTCCAATTCTTAAATATGCTGCAATATCTGCAGTTGTTAAATTTTCATCAAGCGGTATATAGTTGTCAGGATCTGCGCTTAAATATATAAATTGAAATGAATCCAAAATCTTAATTGTTAAATCATTAATATTATAGAAACCGCCTTTTGGCATAAACATAAAAACAGAACTTAATAATTTAAAATGCCCCCCATTATCAAAAATAAAATTCCCCTTTTTATTAAAATAGATATTACGTTTTAAGGGTCGCTCACCATTAACAATAATATTCCTTGTAACACTATTTTCTTTCATAATTTTAAATGCTTCAAAATAACCAATCCATTCCGAGTCACTTGAAACAGATCCCAACATAACATAACCCTTTAAGTCCCTTTGAACCGTAGTATAATCTCCGCTTAATAGATATATCTGGGCCGCATCAGCCGCTACAGTTCTTTCTTCATCTAACGGAACAAAACTGCTGTTTGATAAGCTCAAAGAAATAGCGCAATGAATATCGCAGGAAACGCTTTGTGGGTTTATCGTATAGATGCCACCTCTGGGAGTAATCACATATATAATTTCAGTTATAGCAAATGTTTTAGTTGCAAAGTTCCATGTAAAACATCCAGTTTTTGAGAAATACCAATTCTTTGATACTGCATTTGCAGCCAGTTTTAAATAATCAACTGAACCGGGCTGTACCATTTTATTACTTTTAATTTTTCTTGTTCCATTGGTCTCGCCGTCTAATGCTGTATAATCATCTTCTGCTATTGACATAGCTTCATCAGGAAGATCTTTCGTTCTTATAATGTCCATGTTGTTTTCCTCTAATTTGAAGTACCAATTAAAATTGTTCTATTATCATAATCATATCCAACTATCGATACCAGCTCCAGATCCAACTCTTCACTCAACAAATCCATCCCTAAATTTGAAACGAAATAACGTTCGCCATTTTTGGAAAAAATATCTAAAAGATCCCAATCAAGAACATCAGATGATAAATTATTTAGATGGATAGCGTAATAAGAATGTCTCTTTCCATAAAAATCAAAATATTGTTGTGCCTTCATCTGGGCATATCTATTCAAAATATCCTGCTGGGTGCCATCTGGTAAAGTAGCATCGCTTAAAGAGCCATTTTTATCAATAGTAATCCCAAAAGTTGCCAGGGAAACTTTATCAACAATCAATTCCCTGGATAATTTATTCCTAAATGTTCCGCCAGCATTTTTAATTAATGTTGACTCTCCAATCGAATAATCATTACTGGTTTCATCATAAACCCACGATGTTACTTTTACATAAATTGCGTCATTCAGTTTATCCCAAAAATCCTTCTTGGAACAGGTTGAAATCAATGACGCTGGAATAGTCCTGTCATTGGCGGGATTCGAATAAGATAAATAATTTTTGTTCTGCAGAACAGTTACACCTTTCTTATTATTAAAGATATATGCAACCATTGAATTAGTTAAAAATTCAAGAGCATCTAATGGCAGTTTGTTAAAAGGTGCTGAACCAATTAATTGCGGATAATAAAATAAAGGTAATTCATATTGTGTTATTGGAGTTCCATCTGCGGCAATTAATTTACTTTCGCAAACAACATCCTTCCAGATACTTGCAGAAATTTGTTTAATTATTTTTATCGCGTCATAACTCGTCAGTGTTTGCTGACCATCTATAGTTTCAGTAATCCCAATATCCCCGCCATAATATGAAGCATCATAATAAACAAATTTTGTACTATCATAAGCCCTAAAACCACTTCTTGCCCCAGCATCATTCTTTGTTGTATATATCCAGCCATTCATATCATCATCGTAAGTGAATATTTTGAACTCATTATATACATTACCTACGGTCAGATTTACATATTGCGTTCCCCCGGTTGGGACAGCAAGAGACAAGGTTATAAGTTGCGTTACTGTTTGTAAATGAGATTCTATTACCAATGCCTTTCTTTGCTGAGCCAATGGCAAACCAGCATCATCCGGATGCACTATTATATCCCCAACCTTATATATAAGTTGAGTAGGCGCATAAAATTGACTATCTAAGTTTACTAGAAATTTAAAAAACGTTAAACCAAAAGTTCTTTGATATGCTGGATCTGAATCGTCAGTAATTACCCACCCTAAAGTCATAACAATGTCTGCATTAGTTACCGGGGCTCTACTTGCAATCGATACTAATTGTCTCTGCTGATTGTCGCTGTCAACTACACTCAATGCGCTTAATTTATCTAAAATCTCGAAGTTAATTTTGTTTATAATTTCCCCGCCGTTTCTTTCTCTTACTTCGGGATAATTATTGGTCGTGAAATCAACCATACCTTCATAAACATCAACAGACTGATCGGCCTTAAAATTAACACCTAGATAATTCCCAATATTATCTACAATGGATTTTATATCATTTGTAATTAAAGCTAAAGGTTCATCAAAGTAATCTTTTTTAATAACCTGGATTTTTATTACAAATCTTTTTTTAGTAGTTAAGTCCCCAATAAAGGCTTTATAAACGGGATTTAATATTGTTGTCCCTGAAAAATTAATTGATTCCTGAAAAAGAAATTCTGCCTTAATGTTATCAAATACGATCGCGCCAGCTTCAAATGGTGTATCGCTTTCAACCCTTCTTTGAAGTTGATTACAGGTTAGGAAAAACCCAGTCCAATCAACCCAGAATTTTTCATTTGTTATCGCAGCTGGTAATATTGTATCAAGAGTTAAATATTCATCGCTCGAAATAGAAATTATTTTACCGCGATAATTAATGCTCGGTATCTCTATTGTTGAACCAACAGAATAATTAGTAAATGATGTCCCGTTGCCGGTAATATAATTTGTCCCCGGGCTGGAGACAAGATTGCTGCCGTCATTATATTCGCGGAATAATATCTTTACTTTCATTAGTTCATTCCGGCCTTGCCCTTACGTAGGGTATTAATCTTATCCATTTTACTTATTGCATCATCGCCAATATTTACAGGGGGAGGGGAATCAGCATATTTTTTAAAATTCTCATTTAACTGATCTAATCTTTTTAGCATCTCGTCATTGTTCCCGCTAATAACAGAAATATAATTCCTGGCACTATAAGCAGCCTGTCTTACAAGCTCTGCCGAATAAGTTTTAAAGTCCTGTTCAGGAGCAATAATTTCGTTATGCCATCCCTCAATAATTCCGCTTTTCCCCTTTGGTAATAATCCGCCCTGGGCATAACCTTCTGGAAATTTCTCTCCGGCAACAGAAACAGCTTCAGCTCCAAGAGTTGCAATAACCAACCCCTGAGTAAATAACGCTAATGTTCCTAATTTTCCCCATTCAACAGAAACTGCCTTTGCCAGGTTAATCCCAATTTCAGCAAGAGCCAGTGCTTTTTGAAGTTCAAACCATGTTTTTAATCGTTCTTTAGCTTTTGCATCCGCCTGTGTTTGCAGATCCTGTTCCTTCTGGTCATACTCCGCATTCACTTTGTCTTTCTGTGCCTGTGTCTGTGCATGAGCCAGTGCAGTTGATCGTTCTGTTTTTAGTTTATCTTCCTCTCCTTTTTTCCAGTCATCAACTTCTGTCTTTACATTTTTAGAAATAATCGAGTACATACTATTATATGCAGAACTCATTTCGCTAAATCTACTCTGCAGATCCTCGAGTTCCTTTACATGGGCATCATGAGCAATTTTTACGCGTTCCTTTTCATAGTAAGCTTTTATATTAGTTATTTGTGCCTCAGTGGCCCCATAAAATTGCGCGCGTTCAATCAGTAATATTTCTTCAGCTTTTAAATCATCCTGTTGTTTTATTAAAGGGTCAATCTCTGTCTTTCCTGCCAGTTCAAGATTAAACTTTTCTTTTTCTTTATTGAATTTTTCCGCTTCTATAGTATCTTTAGTTTTCTCCTCATTTCTCTTCCGCCAACTCTCCATCTCCTTTGCAAATTCTTCTTCCTTTTTCTTCATTGTCTCTTTTAAAGATTGTAAATCTTCATCATTCGTATCCTTTTCTTTCATTGCCGCTTTATATTCATCTTCAGTCTTTGCATCTCTTATTTTCTTTTCTATTTCAGTATGTTTTTTTTCAGCAGTAATAAGATCTTCTGCAAGCTGCAAATATTCTTTGTTATCGTTTGCCTTATCGTCAACACGTCGGTGATCAGCTTTTGCCATTGCCTCTAGAGTATTTGCCTGGTTACCCATCCATGCCGGAAGCTTATCATCTTTTTTCTCTTCAACTAGTTTTTGGTCAATTTTAATCCAATCTTCAAGTTTCTTTTTAGCCTCATCGTAACTTTTTGCACCGCTTACTATAATCGAAAAATTATCTTTATTAAGATGATTAACTTTCTCCTGGTTGGCGGCTATTCTTATATTAGCTTCATCAATGTCGCCTTTATAATATGCCTCGGTTTTTAACAGTCCTATTTTTTGATTTAGCTGATCAACCGTTTCCCAATCTTTCCCGTATCTGTCCTCTCCGGTTTTCTGCTCAAATATAAAAGGATTTTGTCCTCCTAATGCAGCCATCATATTAATACTAGGAATTACATTTGTCGAAGCTGGATGCTTTTTATTTATATCGTCAAGTTGTTTCTGCAGATCAGATATTTCGTTGTTAATTTGTTCTGCAGTTAATTTTTTATACTCATCTTTTAACTTCTTAACTTCGTCCGTCTGCTTAGTTATTGATTCGGTTCCCTTATCAAATAATCCTGGCAAAACATTTAATACAAACATCAGCGCATTAAAACCTAAAATTAATCCGCCGCCGCCCATCAATGAACTTTTCACTAAATCAAACATCGATGCGCTCTCACCCGCCTGTAGTTTTACCTGTACTAGCATATCAACCATTGCGGGTATTCTAGCAGTCAATCCCATCATGCCTATTCTAAAATTCTGCATCATCATACTCCCATCTTCAAAAGTATGTCCTGCATCCATCATCACCATATTCATCATTCTTTGAGAGCCAATACCTTTATTCGTTTCGGTTGTTACTCCGGAACTCTGGGTTATCAATTCTCCATAGGCCGCTTTAAGATTTGCTGAAGCAATTGTCTTTTGTTTCCACTCTTCACTATTTATGGTGAGAGTTTTAGTTTCGGAATCAAGTTTCTGGATTGTTTTTTCTAGAATATCAACACTAAGATTTTGTGTCGATATATATTCCACTAGTTTAGCCGCACTAGTAGCTGAGGTATCGCTGTATTTCTGTAACTCAGCGGTTAATCCTTCATATGCCTGTTTTACAGTTTCATTTTCTTTCGATGCTGCGTCGCCGGTCTCTATAAATTTACCGGAGAGAACATCTAATGTTGCAACTGCTTCCTTGCCGTCAATTGTCAGTTTGAATTCAAGTAATCTTGGATCTGCCATTATTTAGTTTGTCTCCGTAAATGATTTATATACTCATTTAGGTCCATTAGTTCGTTAAGCTTTATCAATCTGTTTTTATAATAATAATTTAATACTTGCATTCTTTTTACATTAGTTCTTATCTTTTCAGCTTCAGCAGGATTACCATCTGCAGTTTCATATAATATTAATTCTATCTCATTAAATTTTAATTTACCTTCAAATATCTTGGCAGTATATCCTTTCAGACTCTTCGCTTCCCCATAAGCTATGGTTTCTTCCTCTTCTAATTCTTTAAATTTTTCTGAATAATATTGCCCAACACAGCTCTCTGCAAAAAAAAATTAGCTAGTATTATAACCTGGGTTCCCTCTTTTATTGTTATAAAATCTTCATGAGTTAAGGCATTATTATTTTCATCTTTTAATAATATTATCAATACCTTTTCAATCTCTTCCCTGGTAAAGGACCCTGATATAATATTTTTTTCGCCTGAAAGTTTATCATAAGCTTTGTTAAGTGACTCTAATTCTTTATAACTAAAATCACTCTCCTGTAAGAATAATTTCCCATTTATGTTATAACTGTATTGCTCTAATTTTATTTCTGCCATAATACTTATAGCTTAAACTACCTTTTTATTCATATTCAAAATTGTTGCTTCGGCTTTTTTAGTTGCAATTCTTCCTTTAAGTAATATCTGTCTTGTCTTTGGCTGTACAAGCTCGCAGCGTTTCCCCAGGAGATTATCGGCGTTAGTAACATCCACCTCGTAACCCGAATCAACTTTATTTAAATTATGTAGCCTGGTAGAAGCATAAAATAAAGCATCGTTATTATCATCAAATATTCTAAAAGCTTTTTCAGTTTCATTGGGATTAAATGGAATGAACAATATTCTTCTTACTGTTTGTCCCTGTTGAAGATCATCCTGTATAAATAGTTCTATTGAATTGTCATCCTTTTTCATAAATAAATTCCTTATTGTTTAAAAAATCCCGGTTAAAAACCGGGATTAAAGTCATTTTAATTATTCTTTAATTAGCTGTTAATAACCAATTTTCATAGTGCCGCCCTTTAATCCGGTTGTATCACCGGCATCACCGCCATAAGCTGCACCAAACAAGAAACTAACGTCAGTAATTGGACAGTCGCCATTTAAAGTAACTTTTTTAATTCTCTGTTCATCATCAATAGTTACTTCGTCTTCTACTCCAACTACACCAGGAGCAAAATCAAAAGCGTCATAAAAAGCGCCGGTATTTTTTTCTTTCCACAACATGTTTCCGCTCATTGATTTCCCGTAGTCAGCAATAATTTTTGCTATCGAGGCTTCCCGTCCTGTTATCTCCAGTTTAAACTGATAGAAACTTATTCCTGAAGTATTCGTTTCATCGCTTTTCTTTACTTTTACTTTCATCTCAAATTTTCTGCTCACCAGGTCACCTTTCGCAAACATTGGGGTTCCCTGTGGATATTCAAGAGCCATCATATAAGGAGATCTGAATTTTGATAAGTCGCCGCCTTCAGAAACTCCAGCTCCAAGGTCCACCGGTGTTACTGAATCAGATCCATCAATCAAGGTTTGGGCATCATCATGTGGAAGGGCGCCTTCAACCGTTACATTTACAGATCTTTTAGTTGCATCCATTGCAAGTAAATATTCAAGCCATAACAGATTATCGCCGACAAACTGAAAAACGTCCTCACTTCCCGCATTGGAATTTTGTTTATTTGTAATAATCTGTATGTCAGCATTTCCATTTAACCAGGCATGAAGTTTTGAGATCATGCGCATTGTTGGCTGGAGACTTTCCCCGGCCTGTTTGAAATTCTGCATGTTCCTGAAGGATCTGTTCCTATAATCTTTAATAGGTTTAAAAGGGGTAATTGCAAAAGGTGCTGCTGCCCTAATTCCTAAAACAATTGGGTCTACCGGTGTAGTCAGCAATGTCCCTAAATTACATAACCCGATTTGTCTGATGCCTGCTAAACTTGTGCTCATATTATTTCCTCTAACATTTTTTTAATAATTTAATTTCATTTTATCTGTATTGAACTTCAGTATAATCCATTGGAACCATAAACGTTGTAAGATATTTCCAAATTCCGTCTGTTTCTTCCACCAGTTCTGTTTTAACAGGTATTATCTTTCTTTGATATTCCGGCAGTGTACTTTCTACTTCAATTCCTGTCAGGGCATCTATTGCAGCTTCCGCGTATTCGCTTGGCAGCATCATCTCGTCATAATTCTCAATCCCGGCTTTCGGATTATCCAGAAATCTTATTACTGATACTACTCCAATCAGTAAACTTCTTTTCATAAATACGGGTCCGCCTTTTATCTCTTCTTTTCTGGTATAGTCGCTTCCGGAGTCAAGTAATCCCCATGTACCGCGCCCATGAGTCAAGGTAAATTTATCTAACGTTTTCATCCTTTCCACTGAGATCTGATTTCCCTGGGAAAGTTTGGAAGATGCGGTTTTAAGCGCACCTTCAAAACATTTAAAAGCTTCTTTTATATTTGTTATTGTCTCACTCATATATTTTTATAATTACCGGCGGCAGTTTTACCTGCCGCCCTTGTTTATCTATTTATTTATTAAACTGGTTCTGCGGGAATTTTCAACTTTAGCATTTTCAACAGCCCTGAAATTATCGGCCATGTTGAAAGTCCGTTTGCAAGTGCCATCGCCACTAGTCCATATATAAAGATATAATACCAGGCAACCGCCAGGAATATTCCTATGTGCAAAAAATATCCTATCGCTGATACTGCAATCGAAATCAATGCGCTTATAATAATGGTTAAAGTTTCATTTGTCGTTAAAAGTTTTTTAAAGTAGGATGTCAACAATAAAACAATGGCTGCCAGAGCTCCGATATTACTGAATACATCCGCTACATCTGCAGGAACTGTTACAACAACAACCTTCGATCCAATCCCAAGCGTATCAACCACCTGGGCGGGAACAAATGCGAAGAAAAGTAATACAAATACAATTGTGCAAAGAAAGTACTTAGACATTAGAAGCCTCCTAATATTTTTGATAGATCAATTTTTAAAACAATACCAACTAAAGAAGTAAACTTTTTATTTGTAGCATCCCATCCGAAAGCTGCACCGGGTCCCGCGCTGATTATATCCCAAAAATTATTTTTATCAACAATCACGGTATTATTAATAGTTGAGTTAATTTCCTTTTCCCTGTGATAATATTTACGTGTAATGGAAATGATATGACGGCATAATTCGCTTAAAGGAATTGGACTTGTAAATATTCCGGTTACATGAAGACTGTCAGTTATATTCCCCAGGGAATCTTTATAGCAGATTGTAGTATCTATATTAGAATAATAAGTATAATGCCTGGTACTATCTGAAGTGCTGTCATTAGTCTTCCCGGAGAGAATAATTCCCTTCCCCTGGTCAGAGGGAAGGGATGGAGTTTTACCTGTGCCAGTAGTTATGGTAGGTAGGGGGATAATTCCTCCGTCTTTTTCAATAGTAAACTGGCTGGAGTCAACAATCGTATTTGTCCTGGTTACTTTCGAAGTATCGGAAGATCCTCCGGTTGCTGTGTACGTTGTACTAAAAGCCCTGGTTAATAAATATGTCACCGGTGCAACTACTATTATAGTAAGAACAATTGCGATTATAATTTTAAATTTGTCAGTCATTGTTTAATATGCCAAAACTTTTATATTAAAAAATTCTTTGAGTATATAAATGCTATACTCAAGTTGATTGTGGACTTTTATCCTGAAACCGTCGAACCAGATGAAGTATCTATAAAAGGAATCTCTTGTGAACAGATCAAAGATTGACCTGAAGAAATTCTTTATAACCATATAGAAATTGTGAGCGAAGTATAAGATCAATGCTAACATAATTTACTCCTTAATTGTATTTCAAAAATTTCTCTTAGTGCCATACTATCTCCACTCTGTCAAACCAACCAACAAAAATTTCATCAACTGGGTTCTTTTCCATACATTCCAGATAATGCTTCATCTGGTAACCATTTATTACATTTAAAACTCTTCTTGATCCATTTAACTTAATCGCCATTTCTAATGTTTGTATTGTCCCGCCGCCAATCTTCCCATCCACAGTAATATCTTTATATAAAGATTGGTTCCTATTCAAAATATTTATTACTTTCTGCAAATAAATACCCGCTTGCGGAACACCCATATTTACTGCATTATCATAAACCTCATTTGCTATCTGCTGGTCGGCAATTTTATTTCCCAGAATTGCATCCCAATAATTATTCAGATAAAAGACTTTAACAAAATTTTGCAATACCTCATTTTTATCAAGAGCTTCATTTATAGTCTCAGCACTAAAATTTGTTTTCTTTATATTATCAACTATATCCCAACCCAGCCAGTAAGGATTCGTAACCCTTGAAATTCCTCTGTAAGTTTCTCCACCGGCATCATTCTTATTATTAGAATAGCCGCCTTCAATCTTATTAGTCAGATAATATGCAGTCTCAAACTGTGCCAAGTTTTTCACCTAATTTATATTTAAAGATTATTTTGAACGCATACTTAATCCTGGTGATTAATTTTTCATCTTTAATCTCATTAAGAACATCAACAGCTTCAGTCTTCACTTGTCTGTTAACTTCCTTTCTTAACTTTTTAGCATATCTGTTGTTCATTAAAATTTATTCCACATATCTTTACTAAAAATTCTGTCACTTGCGGTTTTATTTGTTTTTATCTCATTCGAGATCTTCTGTGGCTCGCTTGCAATTCCCAGATCTGATTTACCCATCGATATATCTTTAAGACTGTTCACGATGGATTTATAATCTGAATCCTGCTTATCTGAAAGTTCACCTCGCCGCCTATATAAATTTATAATAGTAAGCCGGTCGCTTAGATCAATTACTCTTTCCGGTACCGTTTGAAATGGAATTGTATATTTAACTCTCAGATAAGGGTCCATTTCGTTCTGAGCAGCAATTGCACCGTCCATAAATCTGATAATAACAGGATCATTAAGATTTGTTAGATCAATATCCTCTTCTAGTCTTACTTCATCATTCAGAAGCTGCAGAAGAGTTATCCAATCAATTTTCTTTTTTACGGATTCTAAACTTGAATACATTTTATTGCCAATGAGTATTTTTATACCACCAAATGCCGCCAACTATTATTATAGCAGCAATTACAACTAAAAAACAAACGCCAGAGATTTCTAAAAAATTCATTCTATTATTCTTCAACTGGTGTAAATTCTAAATAATAATTTTTGCCTGGCACAAAGAAATCAACTGCAGGAGTATTATTATTTATCTGAATTTTTAATTCGCCGTTTGGTGTGGCTTCGGCAAAGTCTTTATTCTCTCCTTTATCAGAATAAATAGCATTCAAAACGGCCTGTTTACCGCCATATTCTAAAATGGTTATTTGGTTGCAATGAAATTTTGCGCGGACTGATTTTACTTCTGACATTTCTTAACTCCTTTTGTAAGTACCGGGGGCAGCGTCCTGCCCCCTTGGACATTTTTTGCTTTTATATATTTAATTAATTTTTGTAGCGAGGGAAGGATTTGAACCTCCGACCTCCGGGTTATGAGCCCAGCGAGCTACCACTGCTCTACCTCGCGATTTAAATTCAATATTTGTAAGAACACGTTTCCTCCAGCTATAATCCAATGGCGGAGATCTGGAGATTATCTCCGCCACCAAAGGAAGAACTAAACTACCTGGGCAAAAATCATTGATGCCGGTTCATTGAAAACTGGCATAGGATGAGACTCAACAAGTAACCATAATCCTGAAGGATCTTCTCTTTCCCAGTCTTTACTGAAAAATTCTGCCGCTACTACTCCAGCCTTGACATCATGGATAGCTCCATATTCAAGTCTGAAATCTGCAGTAGGAGTAAATAATGAAACATTGCCATCAGGAATTAATTGCTGTTGTACACCATTTGAATCAGTATATGTACCGCCATAGGTATAATAAGTAACGTTATCAAGTACAGCTTTCTTTTCAACACCCACCGAAATAAAAGAAGGATCGGTTGTTATTGAACCAACATCTATTTTAAGTTTATTTAAAGTATTCTGTACCTCGTCTGCTGCAAAGAAATATTCCCATGTAGCTGGAGACATTACAGCAATCGATGGAAGTTTACCTGATGCTTTTTGAGCAACAAGTTTCCAGGTACGCATATTCTTTAATGGTTTACATGTAGTTGAAGCTGACCATTTATCTGCACCCGTAAGGGATGGTTTATTTGCAGTTGGCATTGCAAAGTCAACAGAGTATAAACCGTCATCCTGTTGAACTGAATAAGAACCTGCAAGTCCTTTGCAGCATAATAGTTCAATTGTCCTTGCTGTAATATCAACAAGATCCTGCTGTTCAAGTGCCATCTTTGCTTCACGTGCTGCTTGAACTGGATCAACACCTGGTGCTGTTCCGGGGATAAATAATTGATCACCGGCTGACCTTGTGTAATATAAATCGTCAGGTGTTAAATATTTTTTTAGTCTAATCTGAGGTGGTTCAACCATTGTTGCCTTGTTCCCAAGATTACCAACGACTAAAGCCTCATTTCCTCTTTTTACAAGAGGTGCCACTTTCTCTCCGTTTATACGGATGTCAGTCATAACTGTTTTTGTGGAATTGGTATGATGTCTTTTAAAAAGAAGGTCCTTAATAAAAGATGGTACCGGTTTCATCTGATTTACGGCTTCCGTTAGTGTAGTAAAGCCGAACAGATCTATTTTTATTGCTGCCATAAATTTACTTTTCTCCGAATAGTTTATAATTCATTATGTTCACATTCCAAAATAACCGGCGGAAAAGTGAAAGGCTTTTCCGCCTTTAGGGCTATTCTAATTAAAGAATAGTACCAATGAATATTGGCGTTCCTGCAAAATTCTTACCAGCATTGGTGTCGTAACCGGTCAGGGCATCTTTGTTGAAATATCCTGACTTATATCCAACCGTATTCACTGCTACGCTAGTTGCATCATCAGCATTTTCGCCTAAAATCATTACTGCTTTTTCTGAACCGTCCGTAGCCGTAGGATCATAAGCTTTGTATTGTTCTGCTGCAGGAGCGGCTATTGTTATATCAAATCCGTCTCCGACAATGAAAGGAGTACTCCCTTCAACCAAAGCAAATTTTACATGGTTGGAAATTGTCACTCCCGGGGCTGTAGGTACTTCAAATATATCAAGTACCCTTCCGAATGGATCGCGCAACTCAGCTAATCCTTTTATTGCGCCCACCGGTGGTGTGGTACCAACAGCAGCTATTGCCGCTCTGATTACTCTTACTTTATACACACCAACTACTGAATTGGCTAGTTTAGGTGTTGTTGCATCAAGTGTGCAAGTCCCGTTTCCGGTATTTGCAACTGTTGGTGCAGCTACAGTAACTGCTCCCTTTGTTATCAATCCGAGTATAGTTCCCAAAATTAATAACCCTGCACCAAGTGCAAGCGTTATTGCTTTAGAGATTACTGGAAATTCGCCAGCAAATAGATTTACTTTACTGCCATCTGATCTTGTTACTACGTCCATTTTCTTTATCCTGAATTATTTATTAAACATTTAATTATTCTTGCCAATTTTTCACAGGCATCATGCCTGGTATTTATTATCTGTTTTTGTTTACTGATTCAGCCATTCTCTTTGCAGTGTCCTGGCTGTGATTAGTCTGTAAACCTGCATTATTATTATGAGCGGTTGCGCTCAGCTCTATTTTGTCCGGCTGAGATTTTATAAGACTCTTTGCAAAATCAAATGCGTCAAACTGAATTTTGCTGTTATCCGGCATTGAAAGTTCAATCATCCCTTTTTCTTTAAGTCCCATTAAGAACTGTATCGCCTTTTCCTTGTCAGCTGGTAATATTTTCAGTTTAACATCATCACTCTCGCAAAACTGTAGAACTTCTTTGCGGAGGTTTTCTTTTTCAGTCGTGGTTAATTTTGAAGTTGCAGATTGAAGCTCAACTTTTTTTGATTCAAGTTCAGTCTCTAATTCGCCAACTGCGGTTTTCATCGAATCAAAAATTGCTTTAAGATCAGCAGGCATCTTTGAGAAATCAATTTTTGAGAAATCTAATTTGGACATATTGTCTCCATTATTTTTTGAATAGTTCATAAAATTATCAGGTGTTGTATAAACTGTGGGCGGGTTTCCTATATCTCCGATCGTATATTCAGGCATAATACTTTCTGCAGTATCTAAACCAAATTTTTCAATAAAGAAATTTTTAATGTTTCTGAAAACTGATTGGATTGATTTGAATGGATATGCAGATACCTGGTAAGATTGAAATTCCAACTTGTCATTTTCAATCTCTGCAAAATGAGATTCCAGATCTGGAAGTGAAAATTTAAGTTTCGCATCAGTACTGTCTGATGAAAAAGCATAAGTACCTAAACCGTCAACAGCAGGGTCAATATTTTTGGGCAGGAATCCAACCGAACTTAATGCTAAGGTATTTTCATCAAGGCTGCACGATCTCCCGGGAAGTTCTCCGGAGTTAACAGCTTCTTTAAATTTCTCTTCAACTGTTTTGGGAAGTGCAAGTAAGATCTGGCCGATTCGTTTCAATTCTTGGATACCCCCAAATCCAAGTTTGTCATAACTAGGATGTTCAATTACAAATTGTGGTACCTTAGTACAATCGGTGTTTGCTATAATTTTATCAAGTGCCGCTTCATCAAATGTTACCTTCTTTCCGTTCTTTGCGGTAAAGGTTCCGGTCTTTAGAATCGGCATCCAATTATATTTCTTCATTTTCACTTTCCGTTAAATTAAAATTATTAGAACACTTATGGCTCGCAACTTACATTCTGATTTGATTAAAGTATTTTGAAAATTTCAAAAAACTTTTTTGAAAGATTCAAAATATTTTCTTCTCATTACTGCCTACATTCACGCTCATAATATTTCTTATTCAAAACTCTAAGGATTTTATATGCTGTCAACCATTATCTCAATAACCTGCCTGCTTGCACAGGCTGTTACACAAGCTATTGCACAAGATCCGGACTCCGGATTGATGTTTAAAATATTCATCCCGACCGCATCCGTTTCTAGTGTTATGTATATGGTTTGGTATTACACGTTTCGTCAAAGCAAAAAAGATTATACTACTGCTCTCAAACAAAATCAGGAACAATTCCAATTCGCATTAAAACAGAATGAAGATCAGTTTGGACGTGCATTAACCGTTATTGAAAATCAGCACAAAGAAAATCTAAGCGAGAGTCGGCGCATAAATGACCGCCTCTTTGAGGTCATCCAAAAAGATGGGGAGTATAAAGAAATTCTAACCGGTGTCTTAACTGAAATGAAAAAAGAAATATTTAATCACAATGCTAATCATAACGGTAAAGGATAATTATAATGGCTTATGAAAGAGAAAGAGCTATTGGTCGTTTTACAATTCTCAAAAAACAAATCTATGAAGCTGGAATAAAAGCCCAGGCATTGGTTAATGATATTCAGGAAGAAACCAATTTATTTCTTGGAGATAAAGATTTCTTGTCAATGGATTTTGCTAAAGTAAAAGTTCTTGCTGTTGAACTTGAAAAAATCCAGGAGGATTTTAGGACTAAATCCAATGAGATGAAGCAGCTGCAAGAAACTTATAACCTGTAGGTGAAACAATGCCAGATCCGGCCATAAAAGAAAAAGCAAAAGAAATGTTTGTTGTTAATCGGTTTAGTATGGATACTATCCTTGAACTGTTAAAGAATGATGTATCCCGGAAAACATTATACAACTGGCGCAATCAGGAAGATTGGGAAACGCTGCGCAGGCAAAGGGCAGTAAAAACTCATAACCGGCGTGAACGTCTTGAAGCTTTGCTCGATAAAGGTATTGATGAGCTTGAAGTAAACTTTTCTCCCGCCCTGGTATTTAGTATCGGCAAATTAGTCGCTGCATTAAAAACTTCAACCACTTTTGAATTTACTGAAGAGAAAAAAGAGAAGGAAGATTCTAAAGTCAAGGGACTGTCGGAAGAAAATCTCAAAGAAATTGAAAAAAAGCTTGGTATTTTATAAAAATTATGAAAATCATGTTAACACCCTTTAAACCCTTTTTAATCCATATACTTACGGGGATTTATGTCTGATTTAATTCACAAAATTCATGATTTTAGACATTTCAAAGGACAAATTTTGAGTACCATTTTCGCTTATAAAGCGTTTAGAGGCACCGTGGCCGGACAAAAAGGTATCATATGAGGGGTCAGCAATTTTTAATCGATCTTAAAGGGGGTTTAATCGAAATTAAAGGGTATCAGGCATTTTTAACGAATGCATTTTGCATTCCGCTAAATTTATCAAAGGATAATGCGAAATGTCCAAAAAACTAAGCTTTTTACCTTATCAGAAAGATTGGATAAATTATCCTGGCCGTTTTGCTCTCTGCGAAAAGTCCCGCCGTACCGGTATTACCTATGCTGAAGCTTACCGCATGACAAGAAAACATGCAGGTAAAAAAGTTAAAGGCGGTAAGTCTTGGTTTTCCTCTGCCGATCTTTCCGCATCTGAAGAATATATTGATTACGTCGCATGGTTTGCCAAATATCTTGATATTGCTGCGCGGTTTATTGATGAAGTCCTTATTGATAAGGAAGATGATATTACTGCACATCGTGTTACTTTTGCTGTTGGTGGTGAAGTAAATGCAATCTCTTCTAATCCTACTCGCTTCAGATCTAAAGGCGGCGATATTACTCTCGATGAATTTGCTCACCATAAAGATCAAAAGAAAATGTTTACCGCTTCCAAACCTTCTGCTATGTGGGGCGGTGATGCAAGAATAATCTCCACGCATAATGGTGATGACTCCTATTTCAATGGATTGATAAAGGAAATTCAGAAGGGTAAAGAAGGTACAATGAAGAATTGGAAACTCTTCACTATTACCCTCGAAGATGCAATTAAACAGGGTTTGGTTGATACTATTCTCGGACATAAAGCTTCTCCTGAAGAGATCGCTGACTTCCTTGATGATGCTTATTCGGGCATGACTCAGGAAGCTATCGATGAAGAGTTTGGATGTAAGCCTCGTTCCAGTTCTGATAGTCATTTACTTCCTTATGAAATTATTAACCCATGCGAAAGTGACGACATATTAAATGAATCTCTTGAAAATGTCATTGGTGATCTTTATGTCGGTGTTGATATAGCCCGCAAGAAAAACTTTACAATCATCTGGATTGATGAAAAGCTTGGCGACGTTACTTATGCAAGGAAAATTATCCCTCTTCAAAAAATGAAATTCAGGGACCAGAAAGAAATTTTATACGGCATTCTTAATCACCCTAATACTCGTCGCTGTTGTATTGATGCTACCGGTATTGGTGCTAACCTTGCAGAAGATGCAGCTCTTGACTTCGGAATATATAAGGTTGAAGAATGCGTAATGAATAATACCCTGGAGAATGAACTTGCTACAGATCTTTATGTGGCTATGGAAAGCATCAAAACCAGAATCCCCCGGGACAAAAGAATTCGTGATGATTTTTATTCAATAAAATGTGTCACTACTTCAACCGGCAAGAAAAGTTATAAAGCTCCAACCGCTGAAGATGGTTCTCATGCGGATTGGTTCTGGGCTAAAACTCTGGCTAATCGTGCCGCTAAAACTTCTAATGGTGCCATAATTATTATGGGTGGCAAAAAACGTGAATCAAATTCACTATACCGAAATTATTAATTTAATATTTATATATCATGGCAAAAGGAATTTATATTAACCCGACTACCTTTGTTCCGCTTAACCAGCTAAGCGAAGGTCTTACTTCTGAAATTGCAACTCGCAAGTTTGCAGCTGGTTCATATACCGGCTTCTTTAATTATCTCCCTGACCCTGATCCAGTACTCCGCAAGCTTGGGATGGATCAGTCAGTTTATGAAGATCTTCTTTCAGATGATCAATGCGGTCCCCTGGTAAATCGTAGGAAGTATTTAACCAAATCTCTTAATTGGGATATTCAGCAAAACGAAGCCAGTGATCAATCTTTTGAACTTTGCAAACTTGCTTTCCGTATTCTTGAAAAAAATGGATGTGCAATAAAAGATATTATTTCACAAACCCTTAATCCTGTTTTTTATGGGTATTCTGTTTTTGAAATCAAATGGGGAATAGTTAACGGTTATTGGCTTCCCATAGAGATCTGGGAAAAACCCCGCGAGTGGTTTGTGTTTGATTCTGAAAACCGGCTCCGCTTCAGAACCAATTATAATTATGAAGGAATTATAATCCGTGGTGAAGGGGCAGATCCAAAGATCGCAGTTAAGTTTATTCTTTTACGCAATGATCCGACTTATAAAAATCCTTACGGTGACAAAGCTTTATCACGTTGTTTCTGGCCTGTCTCTTTCAAACGCGGTGGAATGAAGTTCTTAACCAACTTTCTTGAAAAATATGGAATGCCGTATTTGTTTGGGAAACTTCCCCGGGGAGCTAAAGAGGAAGATCATCTGGATCTTCTAGCCAAACTAAATAATATGGTTCAGGATGCATGCGGCACGGGTCCCGATGATTCATCTCTGCAGCTGCTTGAACCCAAAGGAACTGCAGGATCAATTCATGAGGATTATTTAAAACGCTGCGATAATGCAATTGCAAAAGCAATCTTATTGAATGCTCTCAGTACTGATATTCAGAAATCAGGAGCCCGCGCCTCAGCTGACACCGGTGCTGTTATAATTGAAGGTGATATTAAAGGAACTGATCAGGATTTCCCAACTACTTTTTTTGATATTCTGTTTCAAAGGATCTGCGATCTTAACATTGGTAACAACGGTGAAGAGTATCCAACATTTGAAGTCAAAGAACTTGAAAATATTAATAAGGATCTATCGGATCGTGATGTAAACCTGAAAGAACTTAATGTCAATTTTACTCCGGATTATTTTAAACGTCGTTATAACCTGGAGGATGATGAGTTTACTTTAACAACACCAACACCATCTTTTTCGCTGCCGATTATTCCTTCGGCAAATAATAACGATATTCCGAATCCCGACTTGCAATTTAGTGGTATTAACTTTTTAAATACTATTAAAAAATTATTGGGCGGGCGGATTGAGCTGTCAGATAAAGTGAAAAAAAATAAGGGCGCCGTTTCCAATGGACCCAATAATAACATTGCTGATCTTGTCTCATCCTCCCTGCCTGATAAATTTTTACAATTCGGTATTGAACAGACTTTGAAGCCTGTTATAGAACTTGCAAAAAAGTCATCAAGCCGAAAAGAATTTGAGTCCGGACTCGCTGCACTCTATCCTAAAATGGATACCAGTCAGCTCGAAACAATAATGACTAAACTTCTATTCATTGCAAACACCCAGGGCCGCCTCGATGTCCAGGAGACTAAATAATGGGTCTTCCTAAATCAATTCAAGAATGGATAATCTTATTACTTCTGATAATGTTATTTTATTCTTTTATTACTGTAATTAAGTTAAAAAAATCTATGGGTAGATTTCAAAAATACATGGAAGCAAATAACAGAGTCGCAAATCGTCATCATAATATGATTCATAAGTTAATGATAAAAATAAATACTAAATAATGACTGATACCGAGTTAACATATTTGCTTTCCCTTCCTCCTGAAGAAATCGTTGCGTGGTATCAATCCAAAGGTTTCACCTTTAGTTGGGATTGGAAAGAAGTCTGGCAGGAAGCTCATGCGCAAACATTCACAGTTGCAAAAGTAATGCGTCTCGATATTCTCCAGGATATTAAAAATTCGGTTGATAAAATATTTACTGAAGGTTATACTTTTGAGCAGTTCAAAAACGAACTTGAATTAGATCTTAAAACAATGGGATGGTGGGGAAAAGTAAAAGCGTCTGATGTTCCTGGATACAATCCCGCATCCGGAGTCGATCCCAATAGCATAGTGCAGCTTGGATCTCCGCGTAGACTTAATATTATTTATACAACAAATGCAAACGTTGCCTATTCTGCCGGTCGTTATAACATGATGATCCAGAATATAAGTGAAAGACCTTACTGGTTATATAATCAGATTGACCGGCCTCATAAAAGAATAGCCCATGAAATATACGCCAATAAAGTATTTATGTGGAATGATCCTATCTGGGCAAGCATATATCCACCAAATGGTTTTAATTGTGGATGTTACGTTACTCCGCTTACTGAAGAAGAAATGAAAATGCGTGGTTTGAAAGTTTGGAATGGGGATGTTGCAATTAAAGTTGCGGATGGTTGGGACTTTAATCCTGGTACCGGCTATTATAAACCTGACCCCAAAAAGTATGATGAATCCCTCTTTAATCAGTATCTAAAGGCTGCTTAATGGCAGATCAATATCTTGACCAGGTTGAAGTTGTAATTCAGGATCTTAAGGGTCGTTTAATTCCTGACAAGAAGTTAATGATAGCAATAGCCGAAGAAATGCATGCTTCTGTAATGGATATTTTCCGTAACCAGGGAGCTGATGTCCCCGGTGGATGGCCTGCTCTTAAACCAAAAACAATTAAAGCCAAACAACGGAAAGGATTATCTTCAGCAATCCTTCAGGGAAGAGGAATGCTTTTGCGATCTATCCAATCCTCAGCTACTGATGACACTGCAATCAATAGTACAAATCTTCGTTATGCAGCTATTCATAATGATGGTGGGACAATAGATATTCCTGCAAGAACGCGTACACTTCGCCATCGCCTGGATGCAAAAGGAAATCTTCTTAAACAGGAAACAAATAGTAAACTCCTGGTCTTTGCCAAGAATTCACATAAACGATTTTCAAGTTATACATTTGGTCAGAAAGCTTATCAGATCAAGATCCCCGCTCGCCCCTTCATGGTCCTAACCGAACCACATGCGAATAATATCATCGCCTTAATTCAAAAACGTGTTATGAGTGTTTAGTTTTTTTATTAAGGGATAATGTAAAATATATTTTATCGGATTCAATATCATTTGAAATAGCCAACAATATATCTGTCGATTTATTTTCCCAGAAAGTATTACACTCAATTTCACCACAAAATATTTCGCGAGCTATTTCTGATTCGCTTAACTGTTTGTATTCATTGAATCTAAAAATAAGAGTATCTTTGGAAGGTTTCCCATATTGGGAAATTAACAACTTCTTTAATTTATTATAATTTTCAAAATAAAGATTATAATCGGTGTAATAATTTTGGAAAAAATATATCCCAGATTTCAATTTCCCATCAGTGAAATCAAATCCAATTTTTGCCATAAAACCAAAGGCACTATCTAATTCAATATATCTATTATGTGATAAAGGTTTGAGGCTTTTATTAATATTTAATACGATCTTTTTTGAAGTCCCCCATTTAAAACCACGAAAACCATCTGTATCAGTTTGTGCAAAAGAATAATTTTTGATAACTAAAAAGACAATAATTAAATAGAAATATTTCATGATCTAATCTCCAATTATAACTTAGATTCAATTTTTATCAATTCTGATGAAGCTATTTCTGATATTTTTTTAAGAGTTTTCTTCAATTCTCTATTTTCATTTTCTAATTCTTTCATTTTAAAATATTCTCTCTTATCAAGATTATCTTCATTTTTTTCATTTATTAACCAATTAATGTCTATACCTAATAATGATAATTTCCTAAGAAAATCTAATCCTGGTGAAACAGTACCAGATAAATATCGGGAAAGTGAAGTATCTGCAATACCTAATAATTGAGCTAATTTTGATACTCCCCCAAAGTCATCTTTAGCTATTTTCTTTAATTTCTCACCAAAATTCACAATTACTCACTTATAAATTACAAATTTGTAAGATTTTACTTGACAAATAAATTACAGATATGTAAGTTATCTGTTAAAGATTGTAACACTTATTTTACAAAAGAATTTGACACATGAGAAGAATTATTAAAATTAATGTAACTGAAATAGCAAGGGAATTAGGTATTTCGCCTCAGTATGTGTCAATGATTCTTTCCGGAAAACGTCATCCAAGAAAGTTTTTTGATAAAGTAAATAGTCTTTTACCGGTTGAATTGAAACTAAAGAAAAAACCGGTTTAATGCTGCTAGCTTAGTTGCAGAAATTGTCTTTTAAATGTCAGTTGAAATATAACAAATGAAAAGCAGGTTGTAAATTAAAATTTTACGGAATAAATAAAGAATGAAATTCCTATCTCGAATTAAAGAATATTTCAGATTAAAATTTATTAAGAATAAGCTTAATAAATCATCAAATATTAACTATAAATATCCTTCTCTTTCCAAGATTCCTCCCAAAATTAAAATAGATAAAAAAATAATAAATCAATCAGAAATCGCTCGAAGATTGGGTATTTCTAAAAGTTATGTGAATATGATTCTAATGGGCTGGAGAAGATCTTCTAAATATGAAAAGTTAATACTTGACATTATCAATCAAAGTTTGGGCAAATAGAATGGCAAAAAGATGTGCTTTAAATATCTGTCTACAATATAACCCCTACCAAAACAGGAGACCGGAAGGCCGGTCTTCTATATCGTACAAAGTTCTTTTACAAAACAAACTATTAAAATTTTGAAAGGAAGTTTTAATGAAACAAAATCTTGATGTTAAAGAAGTTCTCTACTGTACAATCCATGAGAACAAAAAGGGAGTTAAACAAATCGCTGACGAAATCGGGATCTCTTCTAACTATCTGTATAGATCAGCTCTCCCGGATGATGAATCCGGTGCAAAGTTCCCCATTCAATATCTAGTTCCTTTAATGAAATCTACCGATGATTATTCCCTTATAAGGCATCTTGCAAAATTATGCGGTTTCATTCTAGTAAAAATGCCTTTGCTTCGGGATAATAAAAAAGATGAAAATGAAGTCGTCGATGAATATCAACTTGCCTCCAATAAGGTTTTTAAATCATTAAAAAACTTTTTTAATGAGCCTACAGCTATCAATTATAATCTTGTAGATAAATCCTTATTAGATGTAATGGAGAAATCAGCTACAGCTCAAAAATATTGCGAAAAAAGATTACTTGGTCAACTAGAAATGGAGTTGCACTAATGAATTATATCGATGTATTGACTGAAGCGAAAAAATTCAGTCCTGGTCTATGCCAAACTATGGCAGTTCTTTTTTATAAAAATCATCTTCAATATGTCATTAATCTGGCAGCAGATGAATCACGTCGTCAGAAGGCGGCCGAAAAACTTCATGTTGTAAATGATCTTTACTCAGCCATTTATGAAAGACGTAACTAACATGATTTTCTCAAACGATTTTGCATCAAAGATAAATGCACAGGTAAAAAGAAATGGAAACCTCGGTAACTGATCTTATTACTTTGAAGCGGCTTGCTCAATTAATGGATTCTGTCGATTGGCAAAAGAAATATTGTTCTATACGCCAGCAAGTAAAACGTGGAAAATATAAAACTTACCAAAAGATAAAAGGTGAGGGTTACATTAGTATAGATGATGAAGAAATTCCTATCCAGGTAAAACTTAAATTAAACAGTAATCCTGAAGCTTTATGTGAACAAGAAAAAACTAGTCTTGTATCTGCAGATCCTAAACCTCTTAATATTCAAAATGAACTCAGTCCCAAACAATATGAATATGCGCTCGCAGCTTCAAAACTCATAAACTTATTTATAGATCATTCTGCTCTTCCTGAAAATGCCGGTAATAAAGTTAAGGCTCAGGAAAGATTCATCAATGCTTATAACAATCAGGCATTCGAAGATATTTATAAAATTATAGGTCCCCGGGATATTCAAACTATTCGCCGGTGGCGCACGAAGTATCTTGATGCAAATAAAGATTATCGTGTTCTCGCCCCACAATATAGATTATCCAAACCCAGCAGTGTTACTCCGGAAGAAGCAAAGATATTAGTCAGGTTATTCCTAGATCCTAAGCAGCCGCTTTATGCTGAGGTAATCCGTGAAGCATGCAATTTGTTTGAAGCTCAGAGATTACCCAACATTAAAAGTTACTCCACATATAAAAGATTCCTGGAGCAATTCAAAAACGAAAACTATGCTGAGTATGTTTTCGCCCGGGAAGGGGAGAAAGGTCTTGATGATAAAATACTTCCTTATATAGAAAGAGATTATGATAAAGTAGAAGTTGGTGACATCATTGTAATGGATGGACACGTTAATAATTATGAAATCATTAACCCACTTACTGGCCTGCCCAAAAGAATGATTACAATTGGAGCAATGGATTTCAAGAGTCAATACTTGGCCGGATATGAAATTGCAATTACTGAAAATACTTTATCAATCGCTTCTGCATTAAGGCGCGCAATACTTCAGCTCGGCAAGATCCCAAAGATTGTATATATAGATAATGGTAAGGCTTTTAGTTCAGAATATTTTCATGGAAATGAAATTGACAATACCGAATCATTATTCAAACGCCTCGGTATCAAAGTAATCTTTGCAAAAGCCTATCATGCGCAAAGCAAACCAATTGAGCCCTTCTGGGGATGGCTAGCAGAACTTGAAAGAAAGATACCAACTTATAGCGGTACTTCAATTGCAAGCAAACCAGCCCGAATGAACCGCGGTGAAAAACTTCACATGAAGCTTTATCAAAAAGCAATGCTCAATACCACAATAGATTTTTGGGCTGCACATAATGCTATGGCATGGTGGCTGGATGAATATCATAACCGTGAAAAGGTTGATGGTCATCTCCGTGGATTAACTCCAGCCCAGGTATTCAATGCCGGTCGTGGACCCGGTGTCAATAAAGAAGAATTAGTTTTCTTAATGCTTCAGCAAACTGTCAGTACGCTTTATAGGAAAGGAATCCACATGTTTTCAAAGTGGTACTGGAATGAAGCCATATTCGGTCAGAAGCTTGTGAAAGATGAACTGATAGTTCGTTATGATATTCTCGATCATAGTTCGGTTTATATATATGATACTGATGGTAATTTTATTTGTGAAGCTTTTGCAGATGCAAAAGTACATCCTGCTGCCGGACTTCTTGGCTCTGCAGAAGATAAAGAAGAGTTACAGCAGCAGCTGCGTAGAAAAGAAAGTTTGAAATCTGCCATCGTTGGCGACGCTCGAAAATTCCTCCAGGAAGAAATTTATCCGGACATTCATCGTCAGCTAAAAGAAGCTAATATAATTTCTATTCCTGAAAACGTAACAGAAGTTAATACTGAAAATTCAACTACTAATAAAGGAGATAAAAAGAAAAAAAGAAGTTTAACTGACCTTTGGAATGATCCCAAACAAAAACCAAACCGTAATTCAGACATTATCCCAAAATCAGATGTAGGTTAATTCATGACAAACAAAATCCTCAACAACATTATCCAACGTGTCGATAAAAATAAAGCAATCGGCATTATATATAATTGCCCCAAACCTCAGCAGGAAATATACAAGAACAATTTATTTCCCAAACAAAAAGCAATCATCATAAATGGCCGCGATGCTTATACTGCGCCAATGCTTCAGTTTAGACTCGGTAATTTATTTAAAATGAAAGACCTTACCTTTTCCCAGGTACCGGCTCTTCTCGATGGCCGGATGATCGTAATTATCAATGCGGACATAATTAAACCCAGTTATAGCCGTGTGATAAATGATTTCTTCAAATACAAAGTTCCAATGATCATTTTCATGAATACTGATACTGCTATGAAAGATTTCAGGAATCTTGGCAGCTATCAGCAGGTATTAACAATAGAACAAGATTTCAATTCATCAAATCGTAATTAAAAAGGAGCCCAAATATGTCAGAACAAATTCTTAGTGACGAGCAGGTTGAACAGATCAGAGAAAGGCTTGATAGTTTTATGTCTCAGAATCTTAACCGCTCTAATTCAAGTGTTGCCAATAATATTGGTATGAGTTCAGGAACTATATCGCTATTCCGCAATGGAAAATATGCCGTAGGCAAATCAAAGATCTCTGAACTTGCACTGCGGATAAAAGATTATCTGGAATCAGAAGAATCTGAACTTAATAATGCGGTTTCAAAAGGATCTCTTTCTTTCGTCCAGACAACAGCCGCTAAAAATATATTTAAAGTTGCTAGTTATGCATCTGAAGAACATACTATCGGTGTTGTTACTGGCGTATTCGGATGCGGTAAGACAATATCTGTTACTGAATATAAAAGAAGAAATAGCAATACTATACTAATTCAGGCAACTCCCCTAATAACTGTCCGGGTATTAATTCAGGAAATTGCAAAGTCTCTTAAAATACCAATCTATTCATATTCTAATAATGGCGTTGCAAGGCATATCTCAAATTATACTCTCTTTGAAGAATCATGTAAAACTCTAAATGGCACTAAACGACTTATAATCTTTGATGAATGCGAAAGATTTAATGTGCCATGTATCGAAATCATTAGAAGAATTCAAGACTTCACACAGGTAGGAATCCTTCTTGCCGGAACTCCTGAATTACTTAATCGCCTTCGCGGTCCCCGCAGTGAACTGGGACAGATATTTAGCCGCGTAGGTATCTCGAAAGAAATTCATCTCTTATGCCTGGAAGATATTAGAGCAATCCTCAAAATTAATTTTCCTGAAGCAATTGAATTTGCTAATACATTCATGCAGCTCAGTAAAAATAATGGAAGACTCCTTCAGCATTTAATCAGACTTGTTAAAAGAACCATCAACGACACCGGCAGCGAACTAAACGATGATCTCATAGATCTGGCAGCCGGTTCATTATTCACCGGACAAAAGTAATGAAAATATACAAATATGAAATTGAGCGAAAAGATACTCAGGTAATTAATATGACAGCCGGTGCAAAAATATTGTCATTTCAGGTTCAAAATGGTTTACCGGTTATCTGGGCGTTGACAGAAGAAGACGGGCCAACAGTGAAGAGAAGATTTAATCTTTATGGTACTGGGCATACACTTTCCGACATTAAACAAGAATACATCGGTACTGTCCAAATGTTTGATGGCGATTTAGTTTTACATCTTTTTGAAGTATTCGGGAAGTAATTAATGAAAGAAATATACATAACTGAGCATGTCTGCCTGAGATTTATTGAAAGGTTCAACCAGAATCTTGGTGCAATAGCTGATTATACTGAACGTTTAATCAGGGCTAAAGAAGCCATTAAAACCGTGGTGGAAGATGCTCGTTATGTATCTGATAATGAAGGTGGCGTTCTTCTTTATTCCCGCTCATGCAATTGTAACATAATAATTAAGGACCGTAAACTTATAACAATTTTCCCTCCGGTTAAGAAAACTCTTGACCGTGAAAAAAAGGCAGCATCATGGAACAAGTAATATCCGTTTCAAAGAAAATTATCACCGATGATCTTGAGTCCATAAGTAAAAAACATGGTCACAAATTTATTATAGCAATGCTGGCAACTATCATTTTTGATCATTACTGGTTTGTATGGCCGTCAATGAAAGAATCTATAATTAAAGAGGCTGGGAAATGAGAGAACGCGAAGGTTACAACTCTGAACAGATCCGCAATGATGCTTTCAAGCTTCTCCTGGAGAAATTGAATGAGCGCCAGCTTGAAGTTTATAATATCATTGTAAAATATCAGCCAATTCATAATGAACGTATTGCAGAACATCTTAATATTTATCCGCACCAGGTAACTCCACGCGTTCTTGAACTTCGTGAAATGGGTATTGTTGAATTTGCCGGTGAAGGAACCTCCCAGAAAAGCAACCGTAAAGTTTCTCTCTGGCGCATCAATCCAAATGGCACACAACTATCATTATTTAATAAAGGTTAACTATGAAAAATAAAATAAAAACTATTGGCATGGACTTCGCCTGTTATCTTCTAAATGATGTTATTGGAAGTCTTAAAGATCGCTGTGGGGAATTCACTTGTAAAGACATGGGAATGAATCCTGATGGCGAAACTTTTATTTCATTAAATCCGCCAACTTCATTTAAGTGGAAAATATTCTTATTCCTTGATTGGCTTGAAGTTATTCCCATGTCTTTGTTTAATTATTTCTATGATGGCAGCCGTGAGGAATATGATGCAGCTGTAAATCTCGAATATGGGGATGAACTATACCGTTATAACGCATATCAGAAAGCTTTAATAATATTAAATGAAAATGGAGGTTCTTATGGTTACTAATCCTGTCAGTTTTGAAACAATATTAACCAACTCGAAGCAGGAACTTGACGAGTTGGATAATAGAATAAAAGCGTGTCAGTCTTCTGCAAACGATATTAAACCGCATGTCGTTACTTACAGCGAGTTGAAACACCAGGAGAAGGATCTCCGAAACCTTCGCCGGGTAAAAGCAAAAGAGTTTGAAATTAAAATGAATTTATTTGCTCAGGTTACCGGCAAAGCTTCCGATGAAGTTTATGCTATGTATCCGCTATTTAATCAGGACAATAACCCTACACAAATTCAGGAAGCCCAATCATGAAAGAACGCGTATCCACTAATAAACTAATAACTTTTGATCAGGTTGATGATACCTTATTCAAACTCGCTCATTGTAAAATTGCCCGCGAGAACAAAGAAAATGATATGAATAAGAAGATCCTAAATATAAAGAAGGATTATGAACCCGGTATCAACGAAATGGATGATATGATAGCGGAATATGAAGAATTGATCGAAGATTTCCTCAATCGTAATAAAAAAGAATTTACTCTTGCTCGCAGTAAGAAACTAACTTATGGTATCATTGGATTCCGAACCGGAAAAAGCGCATTGAAGCTTATTAAAGGTTTCAACTGGGAAATTGTTAAAGGGAAATTCAGCGATCTCTTTAAAACCAAGTATATAAACGTGAAGACCACTTTTAATAAATCAAAAGTTATTGCCGATGCTGAAAAAGGCATCATTGCTGAAGCTGTTCTCTACCTCGCTGGCTGTAAACTTGTTAAGGGTGAAACTGCATTTTATGAAATCAATTTAGAAAGTATCGAAAAGGAAAAAGAAAAATAATTTAATGCCAACTTTAATCTTGCCAGCCGTGGGATATTTGAGGCCCTGTCCGCTGGCAGGAAGTTGGCTGTTTAATTAAGGAGTTTTTACAGTAGGTCGAATTATGGCACAAAATAATAATGGAATAAGACAATGGCAGATAGCAAAAATTCATATTGCTAAAACGGAACTGAATATTAGCAGTGAGGATTATCAGTTGATTCTTGCAAACTTCAAAAATTATGCGGGTTTGCCATGCACATCATCAAAAGAATTTACCTATAAGCAGGCAGAAGTTCTGCTCGATATATTCCATACTCGGTTTGGCTGGAAAGAAGCGCGGAAATATAAAGAATCCAAATATGCTCAGTATGCAGGACGCAATGCAAAATTTGCAACGGTAGCTCAGCTTGAATTGATCGACTACAAATGGTATAGCAATATAAATGTAAGAGAAAAAACAGATAAGGCTTTGAACAATTATATAAAAACCATAATAGGCATTGATCATATTAGTTTTCTGCTGAAGAAAGATGTTTCCCGGGTATTGAAAGCTATTATTTCTATTTCTGCAAAATCTGATAAAGGAGGCAACAGTGAAATTTGACTGGATAAAATCCATTCCTGATTATCAGGGATATTTTAACGATGACCATCAGCGAATTATAAATCTGATCGGCATTGATGAATATTTAAAGTTGCAGGAACATTACGGCAAAACAGGAATTTATTTCGGAAAGACTGTTAGCAACGATCGTGATACAATCATTGAAATAATTGGGGAAGAGAACTATGAGAAGTTATATCAATCATTCGGCAACACAAGTATTTTCTTTGGCAGCCGGTCTATAACATTACTGAAGAAAGCCTGGGCAGTTAACAACCGGTCAACCGATTATAATGAAGCTGCACGAATGCTCGACGTATCCGTAAAAACAATCTATAACTGGCGCAACGAAGCCATCACAATTTAATAAAGGAATAAATATGGATTCAGATAACATATTGTTGAACAAAGACCAGGACACTTTAGAAACCTGGGCTTATATTGAAATTATGGGACACAGTACCGTCGCTGGCCGCGTTTCAGAACGCAAAGTCGGTGTTGCAGTAATGCTGCAGGTTGATGTCCCTAATCCTGATGAAGGTTTTGCATTCAGCAAACTTTATTCACCCTCTTCAATCTTTTCTATTTCTCCAATCACTGAAGAATGGTGCAGGAAATATGTAAAGACAAAAATCAATTATCCTGTTCTTCCCTATATCCCAGAATCTAGCCAGCTCCTGAAAAAGGAAGATGAAATGGATAATGAGCTAGAAGATGATATAATCATCAATGAAGAAGATTCGGAATTCTAAATTCAGTCAATTAAATAATGAGGTTATTATGTTGCTTTTTTATTCCCTATTAGTTTTAGTCATTAGTACTTGTTGCTTCATCTCCTATAAGATAGGATATTTTGTCCGCAACAAATCAAAAGTTAATTATACCTATCAGAAGTACACAAAGGTTCAAAAAGAATTAGATCGTAAAAAAAGTGGGGATGCAAAAGTAAGAATTATTATTCGCGGATTAAAAGATCAGATCCTCGAACTCAAAGAAATCTGCCAGGCTCTTCATAATTTACTGCAGGAAGAAAAGGATACAAACACTTTATTAACAGCCGAATTATTGATAAATAAACATCCTTTAATGGCTTATAAACCCTACTTTAAATATACACCCGTTGAAGAAACAGAAGCCAATATAGGAATTGATCTTTCAGCACCTTGCTGTAAAGATTTTACTAAAGTATATGCGGGAGTTTGAAACATGAAACTAATATTTATATCTCTTGTTATAATCATAGTACTATCAAAAAATTTTCTCGACTATTTAAAAAGTAGAAAAGAAAGGCAAAGGAAATCAGATCTACTTAATACATGCCATCATTATAAAAAATATGGCTGCCACTACACATATTTCTGTCCTTTACCAGAGCCATGCAGCATGAACCAATCCACTGCCCCAAAACAAAATAAAAGGATAATCAAATGAATAAGTTATCATTCAGCGAAATACAAAAACTATCTTCTGATTGGAGTAAGAAAAATTTTGGTGATCATTATGGTACTGGTTATAGAAATCTTCTTGGTCTGTCTGAAGAAGTTGGAGAACTCTGCCATGCACATTTAAAAGGTGAACAGAAAATTCGCCATACTCCTGAGGAAATAATTGCTTTAAAAAAAGATGCTATTGGCGATATAATAATATTTCTCGGAAATTATTGCGATAGCCAGAATATTGATATGGGAGAATGTGTTGAGGCCGCCTGGAATGTAATTAAGGATAAAACTTACGCGCCTAATTATGGTGGAAGAATAAGCGAACCAAGACTCATTTTTAGAGATAATCAATTAGACCCTGGACTAGGTGAAAATATTCTAAGTGTTTGGAGAAAGGATAATAATGAATATTTAGGTTATATAGACTGGTTTTATAATGAAAAGAAGCATTCGTTTAAACCTGCGAACCAAGACCGTTATATAGAATTTCTATCTGAAATTTTACTCAAAATTAATGAACTTGATCTTTCTGTAGAAGATGCCAGGAATAAATCACCTTACCCCAAAGAAATAGTTGGAATATTAGTCGTTTGGTGGGATTATGTACAGTCCGCGAAAAAACTTAAAAATTTGCATAGTTGCACCATAAATTTTCTTCTTCGCTGTGAACTTCGGTTATTGTCGGGTCAGGAATTAACTTCAGATCAAAAGAAAAGTTTATTATCATTATTAAATGGGACTGCAATCCAAGAGAAGGGAAAAGAAATATGATAATACCTGTTATTACTCTCTGGCGTCCGTGGTGTTTTATGATTGAGGAAGGCTGGAAAACTATTGAAACTAGGCTACATAATAAACTTGCTTGTTTGAAGGGTCAAACGATAGGTATTCATGTTGGCAAGAAATGGGATAATAATTGGTTGGCGTCAATTCATGCTAATTCTTTACAGATTGGTTTATTAAGCGAAACAATAAACGATGATAGAATAGGCCAGATTATCTGTCAAGCTTATGTGCAAGAATTTAAACATCTGGATTCAAGACATTCTGAATATGCAATGATTGATTGTGTATATGCTTCAAGATATGGTTTATTCTTAAAGGATATTAAGAAAATTGAAACTCCCAAATTTTCAGAGAGTCAAGGAGTTTGGTATTACGATACTGAAAAACAAATCAAAGTAACGGTTAAATATTTTAGAGAGCAGCAATCAAAAGAACTTTATAATATGGCATCTAACCTATTCGCTGATATGATTATAACCGGTAAACCTATTACTACTGATTTAGTAATCCAAAAAATTGATAAGTTATTGGTGGATCTGAATTAGATGTTAAGTAAAAAAGAAATAAAGCAAGCCCGCAAATCCAAATGGTATGATACAGCTCAGCAGATGAAGCTTGATGGTCATTATGATACCGCTGCCAAGGTCCGCCAGCAGATCAATTACATGAAGTTATATAAACCCAGACAGATAAATCGCATTCTTGCTCTAACATATATTCTTGAATATGAATTCGGTGAACAGTTATAAAGGAAATATCAAAATGACAGAAAAAGAAAATACAATAGAAAAAATAAAGAAATTACTCCGCATGAAAAAAGGTGGAACACTCGCCGAAGTTGAAACCGCCTTATTACTCGCACAAAAAATTGCTAATAAACATGGCATCGATATTGGCTCTATTAATCCTGATGAAATCACACGAGAACCAATTACCCAGGCAAGCAATAAAACACTTAGCCGCCTCCAAATGGAATCCAGATTTGTGGCGATTCTTATTGATCGATTTTTCAATGTAAAAACCTTTGTCCTTTGTAATGGTAGCTATTCAGTAGTATTTGTTGGTACTCAAACTGATATTGAGATAGCAATGTACATTTATACATTCCTGGTTAGATGTTTTAGAAATGAATGGAATAATAATCGGGGTCGTCTCAGAAATAGAAAAGCTTTTATGCAGGGATTATTTGAAGGATTATATGTCAAGTTAAACAGTGAATTACCTTTGGTAAATGATCCGGCAGCCGTGGTCTTTGTTTCTCATCAAATAGCCTTAAAAAACTATATGGATGAGAATTATCCAAATCTGACAAAAACCAAATTATCAGATAATAAACAATCTACAGCTCGATATAAAGGTTATATGCTTGGCAAAAAAATTCAAATAAGGAAAGGTATTAAAACTGATAAAGAAAGATTACAGATAGACTAATAATGAACTACCCCGAAGCTAAAAATATTGCAATCAAATACTGGAAACTCTTTAAAGAAGTTTCAATGCCAGGCAAATGTAAAGTTGCTGGCGGTGTACGCCGCGAGAAAAAAGATCCGCACGACATCGAGATTGTCTGCGTCCCTCAAACATTCGAAAAGCCAGGCAAAGGATTATTCGATTTATATACAATCCATCGCATTCAAAAATTTATAGACCTGGTTAATTCATTCCCCCGGGTAAAGGGATCTGCTGAAGGCAAACTTTGTCAACTGATACTTCCTGAAGGAATAAACCTCGACCTTTTTATGGCCTCTGAAATTAACTTCGGCCTCATCCTGATGATTCGCACCGGCTCTGCTGACTTTAGCAAGCGTATGGTAACAGAAATACGTCCCAGAGGCTTCTATTGCTATGAGGGATTACTATATAATAGCAAACACGAAGTAATCCCGGTACCTGATGAAGAATCATTCTTCACCATCACCGGTTTACCTTATTTAAAGCCAAATATGAGAATTAAATAATTAAAGGAGTAATAATGAATCTAAAAAATTACACTTCGAGTGTACCGGTTAATAACTCTGTAAACAGAATTGAAAGCCAGCTTGTTCTTGCAGGTGCCAGAAATATTGCAAAGTCTTACGAAGATCAAAAAGTTATCGGAATAAAATTCGAAATCGCGTAGAACGGCATTCCTTTAGTCTTTCAATTGAGTTAACATTATGGATTGTGCAGTTTCATCAAAAGAACAAATTTATATCTATAGAAATTTTGATAAATGCCATGTCAACAAATATGGTTGCACAACCGGCGAAGCAATTAGATTCGGATCAGTATGCATCGTCAAACTCGAAAATAACAGATACTTCACAGCATCATATATCTCAATTTGTAAAAAACTACAGGAGAAATAAAATGGATAAAGCTAGCGAACAAGAACAGAAATTACTCGAATATGGAGATTTAGAGTTATTTGATACCAGGCGAAATGTTTGGGGAAGAAAAGAAGAAAGATATATTGCAAGTGCTGGAATATGGCTTTCAGACTTTAATTTTATTGATTCACTTGAGAGTAAAATGATGAAGGAAGCAGGCATTACAAGTTATACAGCCAATAAAAATGACGGTAATTGGCATAAAAATTATTATTTAGTAAATGGGCTCCATCAGGTTTCAGGTTCTGGTAAAGATATTTTAACTGCAACCCTCAATGCAATACGTTCTTATATAGAGAATAAAGAGAAATATTATGAACATAATTAAAAAAGCTGCAACTGATACTCGCGGTAAAAAATACTTTGTAGTTGAGTCTACTGAGCGCGGCTTAACAGAAGAAGAAGCAATGAAAGTTCAGAATGATTGTGGTTATTCATCAATGGGATATGGCTTTTATAAATACCAGGTTAAAGAAGAAAACAAAAAATATTATACTTCCTGGAACTGCTATTTAAACGCAGATTAAATATGAAAATTGAAACAAACTTTGTTAAACATACAGTAATCATTACTCTTGATTCGGGTAAAACACTTGAAATGACTGTAGCAGAATATAATAATCTACAATATTTAATGAAGATGGATGTTCCTTTAGCAGCTACAGTTACTACTGGAAAACTTACACCACAGGAAGATAAAATGACTGAATTCGTTTACTGTCCTGAATGCAAAAATAAATTAGAAGTGATTTTTCCTTATTCATTTGCTATGAATCGTGCGAGAGTAAAATGTAAATGTGGCTTCTCTGCATTTGGCCTGGGTTGGAGTAATTATGATGCTCTCCAAAACCTTGAAGATTATATTAATAAAAAGGAATCTACATGAATTATTTTGGAACAAATTTAGATGAATGTGGACACTACTACTGGATTGTTGAAGGTAACAGCATCTATAAGGATTACGGTAGGCATTCGGATGATTATCCTTTTAATCCAGAGAATATGCCTTATTATGGGGAGGTTAAAAGTAGAATATTAGGTTTTGTTAAATTTTTTCGAATAGATGGATATGTTATTTGTGCAATCTATGGAAGTTGTTATGATAAAAGAGGCGGATGTAAATCAGTTTTCTTCACTAAAGAAAAGTTAACAAATGAAGAAATGAAAAATAAAATCTTATCAATTCCTATTGCTGTTAAAATGTTTGATCAAATGAAAACCAGAATGGGGTTTGAAGTTGATTGGGAAGGGACATTATGACCAACGCCGATCTGACTCCAGATAAAGTATCATTAATATCAGATCCACAGGCTCTCTTTGTAGTCAATCACTCCGGAGGAAAAGATTCCCAGGCAATGTATATTTTACTACGTTCATTAATTCCTGCAGATCAATTGATTATTATCCATGCAGATCTTCCTGAAGTTGACTGGGTAGGAATTGAAGATCATATTAAGGTATATAGTCATCATCCTTTTTATGTAGTCCGAGCTAATAAAACTTTTTTTCAAATGGTGGAACACCGGCAGAAGTTTCCTTCTCCTAAAAATCGCCAATGCACCAGCGATCTTAAACGTGGACCTATTAACAAATTTATCCGTCATTATTCCTTGTTAAACGGGTATAAAATAATCGTTAATTGTACAGGTATTCGAGCTGAAGAATCTCCTGCACGTGCAAAGAAAATTCCATTCTCAAAAAATGAAAAGCTCAGTAATTCAAAACGCACCTGGTATGAATGGATGCCAATCCATTCACTCGTTACAATAGAAGTATTCGAAATAATTGCAGCAGCTGGTGAGGTACCCTTCTGGACTTATGCTGCAGGAATGTCCCGGCTCTCCTGTTGTTTTTGCTTTATGGCATCCATTAACGATCTTAGAGTAGCTGCCCAGTTACTTCCTATCTTATATAAACGATATTGCGATACTGAAATTAAATATAATTTTACTCTCAGCATGTCCGGCAAATTCCTCCCACAACTAATTAAGGATAAATAA